CTTATAGGAGAACTTGAAAGGATAGCTAATTACATACAAGCTAAGATAACTCAAAGAATAGCAGAGCATAAGGAGAATACTTATATTTCTCGTATTAACGGAGAAAAATAATATGAAACAAGGTAGATAATTTGGTTATAAAATGTCTCAAGAAACAAAGGATAAAATTTCGAAAGTTCTTAAAGGCAGGAAGTTATCAAAGGAACATTGTAAAAAAATTGGTGAAAGACAACTTGGTGTTAAACAATCAGAAGAAACAATAAGGAAAAGAGTAGAATCTAGGAAAGGATATAAACCGTCAGAAGAAACTAAAAAGAAAATGAGTGAAGTTCAAAAAGGAAGAAAACTTACTGAAGAACATAAAAAGAAAATATCCAAAGCTAATAAAATATCACATAAAGGTTTACATACTGGGGAAAAATCTAATTTTTGGAAGGGTGGAATATCATTTAATCCTTATTCAGCTGATTGGACCAAAACACTAAGAAGAAGTATTAGAGAAAGAGATAATTATGTATGTAAATTGTGTGGTAAAACTCAAATAGAAGAAATTGAAGATATTGAGAAAAGATTATCTATTCATCATATAGATTATGATAAAAATAACTGTAATCTAGATAATCTAATTACTTTATGTAATAAATGTCATATAACAACAAATAGTAATAGAGAATATTGGAAGAATACTTTAATGGCTAAATTTAGATAAATGGAGCTAACAAAAAAGCAAAAAGAATTTGCTGACGAGTACATAGACACTGGAAACGCTACTAAATCTGCAGAAAAAACATATAATACATCAACTGAAAATAGTGCTGCATCTATAGGCAGTCAAAACTTAAGAAAGATTAAGATAGAAGAGTATTTACAAGATAAAGCAGAAATGGCAGTCAGTGAGATTTTTAGATTGTCCCAAGAAGCTAAAAACGAGAACGTAAGACTAGGAGCTGGTAAAGATGTATTAGATAGAGCTGGATTTAAACCTATTGAAAGAAAGGATATAACAAGTGCAGGTGAACCAGTACAAGGATTTAACTTTCAAAGGAATGAAACCAACGATAAAACCAACAGCAAAACAACAGATAGCTTGGGATTACCTACTGGATAAGACAACTAAATTCCTTACTTTTGGTGGAGGAGCTGGAGGAGGTAAGTCTTGGTTGGGATGTGAATGGTTAATGACTAACTGTTATATCTATCCTGGTACTAAATGGTTTATTGGAAGAGAAGAACTATCAAGGTTGATGAAATCATCTTATATTACTTGGACTAAAGTATGTTCTCATCATAAGATACCTAGAGATGATTGGAAACTTAACGGACAATATAATTACATAGAGTTCACTAATGGTAGTAGAATAGACTTATTAGACCTTTCTTTTAAGCCTTCAGATCCGATGTATGAGAGATTAGGGTCATTAGAGTACACTGGAGGATGGATAGAAGAGGCTGGTGAGGTTGATTTTATGGGGTTTGATGTTCTAAAGTCTCGTATAGGAAGACAGATGAACAGGGAATATAACCTAATGTCTAAGATATTCATTACTTGTAACCCTAAGAAGAACTGGCTATATAAGTATGTTTATAAGCCCTGGAGAGATAAAGAACTACCAGAAGGATGGGCGTTTGTTCAATCATTATTTGGAGATAACCCTTATACTGCTGAAGAATACAAAGAGAATCTAGTAGCAATTAAAGACAAAGCTACTAAACAGAGGCTAATGTTCGGTAACTGGGAGTATGATGATGATCCTAATGTTTTAATGGGATTTGAATCTATCATGGACTTATGGCACAACAACACTGGTATTAGTGAAGAACAGTGGATTACAGGTGATATAGCTCGTTATGGACAGGATAAGACAGTAATATATCGTTGGAAAGGATGGCAGATAGCTGAAAAATATGAATATACTAAGCAAGGACTAGACCAAACATCCGAAAAGATTAAAGATATAGCCTGGAAATGGAAGATACCTTATTCACATATAATCGTAGATGAAGATGGAGTAGGTGGTGGAGTAGTAGATAACCTTAGAGGAATTAATGGATTTGTAAATGGTAGTAAACCGATTGATACTGGGACTCCTGAGAACTATCAGAACCTAAAGACTCAATGCTATTACATACTAGCCGATAAGGTAAATGCTCATGAAATAGGTATAGAAACCGAAGATGAAGTGTTTAAAAAGTATCTAACTGAAGAACTAGAGCAAGTTAAGAGTAAAGATTTAGATAAAGGAGGAAAGTTAAGACTAACCCCTAAAGATGAAGTTAAGGATATAATAGGTAGAAGTCCTGACTATTCTGATGCTATGATGATGAGAATATGGTTTACCTTGAGATGTGGAGGCGTTAAGCCAACCCAATATAATCCAAAGATAAGTTACAAGCGGTAGGCAATATAAATAATTGCCGAAACAATGAATCTATTAGTAGACCCTAAAACTAACAATAAAGGTGAAAGTTTAGACACAATGTCTGAATACAAACCAAGCGCAGAAGTAAAACAAAGGTTTTCCCAGCTTTTGAGTGAGTTTACAATAGCTGACTCTATTATGAATAACTCTTATGAGGAGTTTGGAGCTGGTAGTGAGGGTGGAACTGACGATATTATCACTTTCACCAACAAGATGCAGAAGAGATTTAACAATAATATCCCTTCTACAACTGATGATCCTAACCAAGCATGGAGATCTAACACTATTAGACCTCTTACAAGAAACAAGGTTATATCGATAGTAGCTCATCTTACCCAATCAATACTGTATCCTAATGTAATAGCCCAGAATGACAACTCTGAAGAAGATAAGGATATGGCTCTAGTTATGGCAGATATCATTGAATGGGCTGGAGAACAGAGTAAATATGAGGATACATTTGTATCAGGTATAATGGATATGTGTATTAACCCAGCTATTATACTGCACGAAGACTATGCTGAGGTTAAAAGAAACGTCAAAACAATACAAGAAGATGGTTCATATAAAATAGAAAATGTAATTGATGAGCTTTATAGTGGCTTTCAGAACAATATAGTACCAGTAGATGAGCTTTACATAGGTAATATCTATGAAAGAGACATCCAAAAACAGCCATTCCTTATCTGGCGTAAGGTTGTAAGCTATTCTGATGCTAAATCAAGATATGGAGACAATGAAAACTTCAAGAAATATGTTAAACCAGGACTTAGAACCTTCTTTAATGGAGATGAGGATGTATTCTATGACCAGTATGATGACCAGTTACAGGAACGTCTTGTAGAGGAAATAAACTACTATAACAGGGGTGCTGACTTACATCTAAGGATGGTTAATGGAGTGTTACTTGATAGTCCAGACAGACCAATACAGCGTCAAGACAAGAAATATCCTTTTGCTAAGAGCTATTATGAGCAGTTTAACTCCAGATTCTTCTATGGTATGCCTCTCGTAGCTAAGATAATGCCTGACCAAGACACCATTGATACTCTGTATAACCTGTTGATAGATGGAACAATACTAGAAACCATGCCTCCTTCAGCTATCTACGGAGTAGAAGAGATGGATAGTGCAGTAATGATACCTGGTGGACAAACATCTTTCAGAGACTCTAGCTCAAGAATTGATAGTATTGGAACTGGTAGAAACCTAAGTGCAGCTGGAGCAACCCTAGAGAAAGTAGAGAATAGTGCAGATGAAAGCTCAATGGCACCAAGAGGATCAGGACAAGAAGGTAGTGGTGATAAGACTAAATACGAGGTTGTAAGGCTAGAACAGAACGCTAAGACAGTATTAGGACTAACTGGCAAGATGGTAGCAGAACTTGTAAGAGACTTTGGTCAGTTAAGAGTTGGTTCAATAGTCCAATTTATACCTATTGCTGAGATATCTGAGATTATAGGTGATGATATTAAACTGAAATTCCCTAACATACTACTTCCTAACAAAAATGTAGAGGGAAAGACTAAGAGCAGACAGATAGAATTTACTACTGAAATACCTGAAACAGAAGAGGACCAGAAAGCAATGGAACTAGATATGCTTCAAAAAGAAGGCTTTGATGCAAGAACTGGTGATGAGGGAGATAAATCTTTAGTAAAGGTCAACCCTACTATCTTTAGAAGAATGAAATATCTAGCTAAGATAGAACCTGACTTCTTAGACAACGCTACTAAATTCTTTAAGAAACTACAGTTGTATGATCGAGCAATACAGAATCCACTATCTAATCAGGATGCAGTAACCAGAGACTTCTTATATGGTGCATTTGTACCTGGTAAAGAGGATAAATACATGGCCAAGAAGGACGAACAAGAACAAAACCAGATACTACAAGGAGCTAAGAAAGCCGTAGGAGCTGAACAACCTAAACAAGAACAAATATAACAATATGAAAAAGAAAGACATTAAATTCATTGTTCCACATAGAGGAGAGCTTATTGTGGTAACAGACAGTGAAGTGGTAGTAATCAACTCCGCAGAGGAGCTTAAAGAACTAACTAAATAGTATGGACATTAAAGAATGGGACAAGTTACCCCAAGCAGAACAAGACGGTCTTGCTTCTACTTACGGGATAACTAGAAGTGGCGAGAATAACAGTATCGTCAAAGAAGAGGAATTAACTAAGATTCCTGTAGTAGAAGAAGTTAAAAAAGAGGTAGAACCAAAAAAAGATGTTAAAAAGAAAACTAAAAGAGTTATTGTTAAGAAAGCTCCTAAACGCAGTAACAAGTGAAGAACTGCTAAAAAACCTAACAGTAGGTCAAGCAAATAGTCTTTCAATACAAGCACAAGACTATATAGGTGAGCATTCATTGTTTAAGATATTGAAGACTGAAATGGATAGAGTGTGTGAAATACATATGTTTAGAAAGCCTGGAGATATAGAGTTTGGCAAAGCAATGTTATATACCAATGACCTATGGGAGAAGAAGATACGTAGATTATCTAATGAACGCCCAGATGAAGCACAGAGAATTGGAAGATAATTACAACTAAATCAAGCGGTAGAGCTTAGAGGGCAGGAATTCCCTTTCTAAGCAGTTTTGCTACCGCTTACTGTTTAGGAAAGGAACTCTCGCTCTCTAAGCGGGAGTTTTTTAAGAGGAAAATTAAGCTACGACTCTGGTAGCATAACGACAACTATATGTCAGAAGACAAAACTGTTGAGCAGACAACTGAAAAAACTGCAACAGACGAAACTGTAAACGAGGAGACTTCAACTC